TGAGTGAGAAAAGAGGGAAGGCTAAGTGGTGGAAGGGGCTGAAAACAGGCGGGATTATAGGGGGAATTCTAGGCTTCTTCGGAGGCTTCGTTTTGGGGAAATAACATGGCTAAGAAAATAAAGTTTGAACTACACACAGCACTCGCCTGGCTCATCTGGGCTGGGCTGATGACCTGGGCTTATCATCACCCGAATCCTCAATTCGTCCATTATGCCATCTGGCTCACTACGGGGACCGCTGTCTATACCGGCAAAAGACTCCTCCAGAAGAGGAAGGAATTCAACGGGAAGTAGGGAAATGTAAATGGAATTAGACCCCCTGACAGTTGTTGCCGTATTAGGCATGGTTTCTCTCCTCATCGAGAGGGTCTTTTACTATAAGTCGAGATACAAGAAGAATAAAAAACCAGAAAATCCTACCCACGGAGAGAGGATAGCGACATTGGAGGAGGCGGTTGAAAACATCAAAGAGGACATAAAAGAGATAAATAGGAAGCTGAATAGGAAATAAGATGGAGATAAAACGAGTCCCGATATCCGAGGTCGAGGTCTGGGAGAAGAATCCCCGGAACATCAAGACCAAGGATTTTGAGCGCCTAAAAAAGCAGATCCAGGAACTCGGAGTCTATAAACCGCTGATCTGCATCAGAGAGAACGGCAAGTACATCACATTAGGCGGAAATATGCGCCTGAGAGCGCTTACGGCACTTAATTTAAAAGAAGTCGACATATCCCTCGTGGAAGCTAAGGATGAGGCCACAAAAATCAAATATGCTTTGAGTGACAACGATCGAGTGGGAATTTATGAGGAAGAAAAGCTTGCTGAACTTGTGTATCCGTACATAGAGGAAATAAACCTTGAGGACTACAGGATAGATGTGGGCGAGCCGATCAGCCTTAAAGATGTGATTGAGGATTATGGCCCCAATTTGGATGGACGAGAAGATGAGGTTCCAGATATAGATGATAGCCCAGCGATAACGAAGATGGGCGATTTATTTCAGCTTGGCAAACATAGATTGCTCTGTGGCGACGCTACGAAGGAAGAAGATGTAAAGAGGCTGATGGGGGGAGAAAAGGCAGACATGGTTTTTACTGATCCACCATATGGGATAAATGCTGTTTCTCATAATAAAGTCGGGATTACTGGAGGAGGAACGATAGGCGGAGAAGGAATTGGAATAATAAAAGCAAATATTTATCAGAAAATAGAGGGAGATGACAAACCTTTTAATCCATTACCATATTTGAAACTCGCTTCGAAAGTATTGTTATTTGGGGCGAATAATTATGCGAGTAAATTGCCAGATAATTCTCATTGGATTGTTTGGGATAAAAAGTGTGAAAAAGGTGCAGATAGAAATTTCTTTTCAGATGCCGAGCTAATTTGGACAAATATAGAGAGAAAAAGTTGCCCGATTTATAGACATCTTTGGTCGGGATTATTAAGAGAAGGAAATAGAGATGAAGAATTACTAAAAAGGATACATCCCACTCAAAAACCAGTAGGTTTAATAAAAAATATTTTAAAAGATTATTCAAGAGAAAAAGAAATAATAGCTGATTTATTCCTCGGCTCAGGCACAACCCTGATCGCCTGCGAAAAACTCAATCGCATCTGCTACGGTATGGAGATAGAACCTAAATACTGCGATGTCGTAATAACCCGCTTCTCCAACTTCACAGACATCCCGAAAGAGGAGATAAGGGCAACGAGGCAGTGATGGCTAAACCTAAATATGACGAGAACTTTCCTCTGCTTGCTGAGGATTATGCCCGGCAGGGGATGATAGACAAGGAGATAGCCAAGAAACTGGGGATATCCGAGGCGAGTTATTACAATTATCAGAAAGAACATTTAGAGTTTTTAGAGGCCATAAAAAGGGGAAAGCGACCAGTCGATGTTGAGGTTGAGAACGCACTGCTTAAAAGAGCTAAGGGCTTTGAATACGAGGAAGTCCATGTCGAGTACAAGCCCAAGGGCAAAGAGGGTGAAGAGGAAAAGAAAAGTCCGACCCTAATCAAAAAAATAAAGAAATTCGTCGTCCCGGACACGGCAGCCTGTGCCTTCTGGCTCAAGAACAGGCGACCTGATTTATGGAAAGACAGGCAACAAATGGAAATGTCGGGAGAGATAAAGGCCGTATTATCAATTAAGGAATTCAAAAAATCGATGAAAAAATTGAAAGGGGACAAAAAGAGTGGACCATAACGATATGATTCTCGGCTCTCTTTTTGAGAAATACAGGGACGACCCTGTCTTCTTCGTGGAACACGCGCTCGGCCATAAGACTTGGTCGAAGCAGAGGGACATCCTCCGCAGTGTGGCGGAGAACGAAAGAACGGCGGTAAGAGCCTGCCACGGTTCATCGAAGACGTTCACGGCAGCGGAACTCGCGGTCTGGTTCCTCAACTGCTTCGAGGGCTCAAAGGTTATAACCACGGCTCCCACATTCACCCAGGTGGCGAAGCTCCTCTGGGCAGAGATAAACAAGATGTACACGACATCGCGCTTCCTCCTCGACGGGGAGTGCCAGATAACGAATATCAAGACCGAGGAGGCGGACCACTATGCCATCGGCTTCTCGACCGACAAGCCGGCCAGGGCCGAGGGATGGCACGCGCCGGCGATTCTATTCATCTTTGACGAAGCGAAGGGAGTCCCAAACTGGCTCTGGGACACCGTCGGGGGCCTACTCACCGGTGGACTGTGTCGCTGGCTCGTCATCTCGACCACGGACGGCGTCCAGGTCGGAGACCAATTCTACAATGTCTTCAACCGGGAAGACGGAGCATGGAACAGGATCCACATCACGGCGGAAGAATCGCCTTACACAACAGGGGAGGAATTCCGCTGCATCGATATACCGGACCCAAAACATCCGGAGTCCTTTGAAGTCAAACACTTGAAACCCGAGGATTTCATGATACAGATAGCCACCCCGAAGTACATAAGCGACTGTCGCAGAGAATGGGGTGAGGATTCGGTTCTTTTCCTGACCAAGGTCAAAGGCGAAATAGTCGATATCGGAGCGGACACGATCATAAAGCTGAGCGAAGCCATGAAGATGTTCGAGAACTTCAAGGATGTAAGTGCGGGTATTGTCGGCCAGGAGGAGGCCGGAGTGGATGTGGCCAGAGGCGGGGCGGATGATACGGTCTTCTACAAGAGAAAAGGGTTGAGGATCCTGAAGGAGAGGGTGATCCCGGCCAAGGAGATGCCGCCCAAAGCCAAGCTGGTGTACCTGGCCAACGAGCTTGAAGAGTTCCTGGATTTCAACAAGGATATGCCAGTGAAGATAGATGATACGGGAGTCGGCGGTGGCCTTACCGATATCATGGAGTCGCGACACTATAACATAGTCCCTGTCAACTTCCAGGACGGGGCAACGGAGCCGGACAAGTACCCGAACGCCATATCGGAGATGTGGTTCCAGACAGCAAGAATCATAGAGGAGATAGCCTGCCCGGAGGACGAGCGGCTGAAGATGGAGCTCGTCAACAGAAAATACAAAGGAGATACCCGGGGGAGGCGCGTTGTGGAGAGCAAAAAGGAATACAGGGAACGAGGATTCGCAAGTCCGGACAAAGCGGATGCCTTCCTTCTCACATTCTACAATCCGTTCGGAGAGGTCGAAGACGTGACGGTCATCGACGAGCGACCAGAGGAGGCACCAGCTATGGGAGAGGAGAGAATGCCGCTCGAGCTAATGAAGATCCACACCAGGGAGAATGCCCTGAAGTATAAGGAACTATCCAAGGAGCACACATACATAGACGACATAGCCAGGGAGATGGGCATAGAGCCGAGGTTGCTCAAGGCGTGGGTCCAGAGAGAAGGAGACTATATTAAGTCAGTCAAGTCCAAAACCAAAGAGGCCGACGAGGTCATAGTCATATGAATATGAAAAAGATGAGTTTTTTTGAGAAAACGGCCTTCCAGTATGGAAGAGCCCGGGCACAAATAGAGAGGGGCTGGGATTCCGTTTTTTTGAAAAGCTGGAACGACCCTTCGATAAGCGATCCCAGTGCATGGCTCGATCCCGACCGGTGGGGAGTTGCACTGACTCAGGGACGCAAGCCGGAGACCAAAAGGGAGTTCGTGGAGGCGTTCACCTCGTGGGTCTTCATCTGCGTGAAGATGAAAGCTCAGGCGGTGGCATCTGTTCCGCTGAAACTCTATGTGGCGAAGGAGAAGAGAGGCCAGAAATTTAAGAATACCGAGACTAAACCAGTATCCAAACAAAAGCTAAAATGGCTCTACTCGAACGAAGGGTTGGAGCCCTGGCTAGCAAAGTCCGAGGAGATAGAGGAGGTAACGGACCACGTATTCCTAACCCTAATGAGAGAAGTCAATCCCTGGAACAACCGCAGGGATCTCTGGGAGACGACTTCTATGTTTCTTGACCTGACCGGCGAGGGCTACTGGTACCTTCCGAAGACCGAATTGCGCATGCCTGCCAGGATCTGGGTCGTGCCCTCGCAGTTCATGACCCCGAAGCCGGGGAAGACGCTTGAGCAGGCCATCAGCCATTATGAGTACAGGAGGGGCGGAGCGCAGGCGGACATACCCGTCGACGAGATCATATATTTCGCCTTCCCGAACCCGAATAACCCGTTCACCGGATTCTCGACTATAAAGGCCATAGCGGATGCCGTCTACATCCAACGCCAGATGAACGAGTTCGAGGCATCGTTATTTGAAAACAAGGCGAGACCCGGAGGGATCCTCGTGCCCAAGGCAAAGATGAGCCGAGCAGATAGAGAGAGAACCATTGAATCGTTCCGGCAGAAATACGCCGGAGCGAGAAAAGCGGGCAAGACGCTCATCCCCCCATCCGATATGGACTTCATACGAGATGCCATGACGCCAGAGGAGATCAGTTTCATGGAGGGAAGGAGGCTCGTCAGGACAGAGATCATGGCATCCCTCGACATCCCGGAAGGCATGATAATCAGCGAGTCATCGAACCGGGCGGTTGCGGAGGCGGCCGAGTACATATTCGCCAAATACGGGATATTGCCGCGCTGCAAGAGACTCGAGGAGAAGCTGAACGAGAAGCTCGTCTCCCGCTACGATGAGAAGCTCTTCTGCGCTTTCGATGACCCGGTACCCGAGAACAGGGAGCTGAAGCTGAAGGAGAATACGGAATACGCCAAAGTGGGTGCCGTCTCGAGGGACGAGATAAGGACGGATATAGGAAAGGAGCCGAGAGGCGGTATGGCGGATGAACTGATGGTAGACAACCGGCTGATGCCCATCACCGAGATTGGCTCGCCAGAGAAGCAGGTTGAGCAATTCTCTAAAAAAGTCGTAAACGCCGTGAGGGAGATACTGGGGCAATGATCATCAGTTCTAATCTTTTGACCGACAAGCTTGCAGAGGAAGTGGCCATGGAGGTAATTCTCTCGTCCTGTGAGGACGTAGTACGCGAGCGGATAGCCGACAGCCTCAGCAAAGAGTTGTTGGACATCCTCGCCGCCTATGCGAGCGAGGCGAGAAGGAGCGCGTTCTTCGAGAAGCTTTTCAAGTCGCTGGATTCCCACGAGAGGATGTTCGCATCGATGATCAACGGGATATGGGAGGAGCAAAGGAAGATAATCGTAGCGAACCTGAAAAAGATGAAAAAGGCCTGGTTGGAGAAGGATGCAGTCGATCAGATACTTTATCCCAGAAAGCAGTTTGAAGCGAAGATAGCGAAAGAGGCGAAGCCACTGTTTGAAGCAAATATGAAAGAGCGAGGGGACGAGGAGCTAAGGAAGATTGATGCAGAACTCAGGAAGCCCCGAAAGCAGGCACCAGGATTAGGAATAGCCTTTGATGTGGAGAACCCCGAAGTCCAGAAATGGCTTACTGACTATACGCCTAAACTCTCGAAGAACCTTGAGAAGGTCAGCACACAGAAGCTTAGAGCGGAACTGACAGAAGGCATGAAGGCGGGAGAGGGTGTTCCATTGCTAACAAAGCGGGTGAACACCACTTATGAGCACTGGAATAAAGTTCGCTCTGAAACCATCGCAAGAAGCGAGGCTATGAGGGCATCGAATAAAGGAGCGCTTGAAAGCTACCGCCAGTCGGGGGTAGTGAAGAAGAAAATATGGATAGCTGAACCCGATGCGTGTCATTGGTGTGCGCCTTTGGATGGCAAGATAGTCGATATTGAAACTTCTTATTTTGATATGGGAGATGAATATACGGTCAGTGTGGAAGGAAAGGGTCAGACTATGAAGTTGGATTATGAGACAGTGGAGACTCCGCCTCTTCATCCCAGGTGCAGATGTTCTATAGCTGCAAGCTTCGAGGATATGGCGGTGATGAAACCCTGGAGGCCGGCAAAGACCATGAATGAGGCGAGAAGATTTGGATTAAGGAATTTAGTTAGAGCAAAAGGAGAAGTGGCATATGGCAAGGATATTTGCCTCAAAGGAGCAAATTCAATAAACAAAAATTTATATACTTTAACAAAAAAATATAATAAAAAGCCAGATTTCATAGGTGCTCCAGGCGAGTTCAAGAAATGGTTAAGAAAAATAGGATCTCTAGATGAAGCGGGAAAGATGGGAGAATCCGATGCTTTTGTCCAAGTAGTAATTGATAGAGAAGGAAAAAGGAGAATTGCTCTTGTTGTGAATCCACTAAACTATGACGAATATGATTCTATGCTTGCTGTAGCCGATATGGCAAAAGATGTTTTAATTCCACAGGGTTGGTGCAAATACCAAGACATAAATACGCTTATCATGCACGAGTATGGGCATGTATTGGACTTTTATAAATCGGACTGGTTTATAAGCAATTCCTTAAAATTCGAGACTGACCTGATAAAAGTGATTGTCAAGGAGGACAAAAGCATTAAACAATTATTGGGTGGCTATGCGGAATCAGGCCTTCAACAGGAAGGAAAGATGTACTCAGAAACTTGGGCGGAATTATTTAAGCTTTATGAACACGATAAAACGCTACTGCCAGGAGGTTTAATTAACCTTGTGGAAGATTCGTTGGGATTTAAATGAGGTCAAAATTGCAGAATATCCCTATATGTGCAAGATGCAAAAATTTCATACTTAATAAAAAGCGTAATTTATGCAAGGCATTCCCTAAACCGCCAGGTATTCCATGGGAAATAGTATCGGGCGAGAATGACCACTCTAAGCCATTGCCCGATCAAAAGAATGACATAGTTTTTGAGTCAAAGGAGGATTAAATGGAACTCAGAACCGATAGATACACTCTGAAGGATCTTATCTACGGAAACAAGGAGAAGGGTTTAGAGCCGATAAAAGAGACAAACCCGACGAAGGCTCAGGAACTCGGCAAATACGCCCAGAAGCTCCACAGGAAGCTGGGTGACATCGTCTTCGTGAGGAAGGGCATCCCCATAGATCCGAAGGACATCTCAATAAAGGAGGGTGAAAGGGCGGCCATCAGGCTTATAACCACTCCGAACCTTGACAGGGACGGCGAGATCCTTATCCCCAAAGGGGCGATGCTGGATGACTTCCGCCAATCTCCTAGCGTGCTTTACGCTCACGACTACAAGGGTCTTCCCGTAGGCTCGGACCAATGGATAAAGATTGTTCTTCAGGGCATTCTGGCGAAGACGGTCTACGCCAAGCACCAATTCGCGGAGGACGTCTACCAGTGCGTGAAGGACGACCATCTGAGGTCGAACTCCGTAGGCTTCATTCCCGTGGATTTTCACACCATGGACACCGACAAGGAGGGCTTCAGGCAATGCCAGGATGTGTTGGAGAAAGAATACGGCATCCCGAAGGATGTGAGTGGCAAGGCGAAGACGATTTATTCGAAATGGATACTGCTCGAACACTCCGATGTGCCGGTCGCCTCGAACGCGCAGAGTCTCAATGTGGCCGTGTCCAAGGGCATCCTCAACCTGCAGTCGGAGAGGCTGAAGAAGGACTTGGAGATTGAGATTGTGAAGGAAGTCGAGGACAAGGAGATTGAGGTGGAGCTTGAGCCTATAGAAACTATTACTCATCCTGTAGCGAAAGACCCACAGGTTGGCAAAACTATAAGCGGTGAACAAGAGATTGAGGTGGAGTCGGATGATTTTACAGAAGAAGAAAAAACAGAAATTAACTATCGAACTGAGAAGGCAAAAGAAGCTTTCGCCCAATTGAGAAAAGAAGGAAAAATAACAGAAATAATAACCAAGCCCGAGACGCCTGCGGACTACCACCGCATCCCCGTGGAATCGCCAGACAAACATAAAGGCCACAGGATCCGCACCATCGTCATATCCGTAGCCAAGGGGATAAAGGCCCTTTACTGTGGGCAATGTAAAGTAGTCATTACCTACCTGTTTGATGTGAATAAATGGAGCATGTCGGAAGCACAGACATGGGTGAGTGAGCATAAGAAGGAGCTTGAGGCATGGGTGCAGAAGATTATGGAAAGCGAGCCCCAGCATAAAGAGCGTTGGAATAAATCCTTCTCCAAACTGTTCGATGTGGCAAGTACACAAAGCCCCAAACCCCTGAGATTCCATTATGAGCTGTATGAGAAGTTCCTGGAATGCAAGGTAAAAGAGATCTTCCAGAACGGCTATTCCATTCCCGGGCCGCTGTTGGGGACGTATCTTGCAGGCTTCAAGGAGATCCTGGGCGAATTCGACCTGAAGGACACAAGGAAATTTATCTGGGATGGCTCTGAAGTTCCACCCGATTATGAGGTTATCCAGCTCAATTCGGAGAAAAGCGATGATTTCCTTATCGACGGCATGTGCTTCTATGAGGCAGAAAAGAAGCCTCTCATAGTGAGCTTCAGCCCAAATTGGTACGGACTGACCGTAACGCTTACCACATCGAATGAGAATAAGGAATGGAATAAAGAGCTTCTTGATAAGATCCATAGTTGGGTTTACGAGAACAATTTCCTCAGGGGTGAGAAGTTCTCTCTGAGCGGGGAGTTCCTGCACGAGCCGGACGATGATTGGAAGAACCTGATTTTGGATGAAAAATACAAAGACTCGATCCGCAAGTCAGCCACTTTCTTGGAAAAGAAGGGCAAAGCCTTCACAGGAAGGGGATTATTGTTCATCGGCCCTCCGGGAACGGGAAAGACGAAAACAGGTCGGGTGCTGATGAACGAACTGGATGCAACTTTCATCTGGGTGTCCAGCAAGGATTTCAGGCACATAGGACCGCTCAGGGCTTTGGCACTGGGTTTCGCTTTGAGTCGGGATTTGGCCCCGTCAGTTCTTTTCCTCGAGGATATAGATACTTGGCTGAGAGGCGAGATGGAATTCGTGACTGATCTGATCAAGACCGAGATGGATGGCATAAAGCAGAACAGGGGCATTATCACCATCCTGACATCCAACTATCCCGAAAAGCTTCCCGATGCGTTGCTGGACCGTCCGGGCAGGTTCCACCACATAGTGAATTTCGAGCTTCCCGCAGAAAAGCAAAGAGAGGAGATGTTGAAGCTGTGGGCAGGAGATATTGGGGAGGACCTCCTGAAAGAGATAACGGAAAAGACCGACGGCTTCTCTGGCGCCCATATTAAGGAGCTTGTGGAATTCGCCAAGATGATAGCGGAGGAAGACGGGCTTGAGATAGGGAAGGCTTTAATAATGAGCCTCGACAAACTCACGGAACAGAGGGAGCTGATAGAGGAGATAAGAGGCAATAAGACGGATGCAAAGGCCGTTTGGGATAGAGTCAAATACGAAAAGGGAGAGGTGAAGATTATGGAAGACAAGGAGATAGAGATTGAGACTGAAAGAAAAGCAGAGGAAGAAAAGCAGAAATACAACTGCGAATGTATTGAATGCGGACACAAGCTGACATCCGATAAGCACTGCAATGAGATCAAATGCCCAGAATGCGGAGGTGAGATGAGAAGAGCGGAGAGGCCGGGGCCAGGAAAGGAAGAGCTTCCAATAGATATGAAAACCTATTTATCGGCAGTTTATAAATTCGACCAAATTTTGGAAGAAATCAAAGAGCTCAAGGAAGGCCGAGTCCTTAGTCGCAAGAACAGGCAGATAGTCAAGGATGCGATAACAGCGCTTCAGGCGCTTTTGAAGGCCGATGCTGCCGGGACAACCGAAGAAGAGGAGGAGACCGAGAAGGAGATAGGCGAGATAGAGGTGGTGGAAGCCGAGAGCAAATCCGCGGAGCAACCCGACATAGAAGCCGCAGTGAAGGAGGCACTCTCAAAGGTGGATCTGAAAGAGGTCATCAAAAAGGCTGTAGAGGAGGACTTGGACAAGAAGAGAGGAAAGGTCAAGTGACTGTCCATATAATCGGAGCGCTCGCAATAGCCGAAAAGCACATGGAGCTTTACAGGAACTCGATGAGAAATGCCAAGGGCGGAGAGGAATATGCCCATGATAAAAGAGAATTCAGGAAGGCGAGAAACAAAATTCTGGCATTGAAGTGGAAAATAAATAATTAACCGTTTCCTATTCTCGCAATAGGATTCAGTTAATTTTGCTGGCTTCGGGAAAGAGTAGGTCGCTCTTTTCCAGGGATGTCAGTAGGCGATGCTAGCCGGCAGAGACAGGCTTCAGAGCTGTCAGCCGGTACGAGCCAAACCTGCGGAGACGTCAGGCACTGGGAAGCTGAAGTATAGCCCGAAATACAAAAGCCAGTAGAAACGGAGAATAGAAATGCCTTTGAAAATAAACCAAGAAGAGTTCGACGAGTTGGTGAAGACGAAGGTCGGAGACGAGGTTAAGAGCCAGATCAAAACGCTTATCGGGGAGCAGGAAGATGGCTTCATAAAGGACCAAGTGAAAGACGAGGTAGCAAAAGCCTTGGCTGGGATGGCCGAACAAACACCCGAAGAAAAAGCCGTAGAGGAAGCCAAGAAGAATGGGAACGGGAAGTTCAAGTCTTTCGGCGAGTTCCTGACCAGCGTCTATACGGCCCGGCATTTTAGTAAACTGGACGAACGCCTCGTTTTTGTCGACTCGAACGGAAAAATTTCCAAGCCCGAAGTGACAAACCTCGAGAAGGAGCAGAAGGTCCTGACTGAGGGAGTCGATAGCGCGGGGGGATTCCTGGTTTTCGAGGAATTCCTGCCCATGATCCAACAGATCGCGCTTGAAGGCGCCATCGTGCGCCCCAACGGCCCGATGGTCATCCCCATGAAATCGGACACGCTCAACATCCCGCGGATAGACGAGACCTCACATGTCTCGCACATTAGGGGCGGAGTGTATTTTGAGTGGGTCGCAGAGGAAGGGGAAAAGCCTGAAGTCCAACCCGCATTCGGAAGTACCAAACTGACCGCCCACGAGGGTTCGGGTCATACGGTCGTATCGAACGCACTGCTCCAGGATTCGGCGATTGCCCTGGCACCTTTCATCAAAACGTGCTTTGGCGAGGCCAAGCAATTCTATGAAGACTGCGCCTTCATCAGCGGATCGGGTGCGGGACAGCCACTCGGCTTTCTGAATTCGAACGCCCTAGTCGCCGTAACGAGGCAGGCCATGGGCGCCGTGAGATGGGTAGACATAGCCAATATCTGGGCACAGGTTCTCCCTCCATCAAGGAAGCGCGGAGTTTGGCTTCTCAATCATGAAGTCCTTCCCGAGTTCATCAAGATGGTGGCGGAGAATGCCACACCAGCAGCTACTGCCGGACACGTGATCTGGGTCAACCCCAACCAAGGGGCGGCAGGCCAAATCCCTGGGACAATCATGGGTAGACCCTATTTCGAGACGGAAAAAGTCCCCGCTCTGGGAAGTGCCTACGATCTCGGGTTCTACGATCTCGGGTTCTACATCATCGGAGACAGGCAGACCCTGACAATCGATGCTTCCACGCACGTCTATTTCACAACGAATAAGACCGCTTGGAGGTTCGTCATCAGAGTCGCCGGAAGACCCTGGATTGAGAACAGCCTGACCCCGAAGAACGGCACCAAGAAGCTCTCCCCGTTCGTCGCGCTCGGCGCAACGAGCTGATAGAGGATAGAGATGGAAAAATACAAGACGGAAACGGGCGGATATGAAAGCCTTGGCGAATTCCTTGTCGCCGTCCGAAAGCACTGTGACGGAGAACACGTAGACAGCCGTCTTAAGGTGATGACAGAAGGGATAGACACGGCCGGGGGCGTGCTTGCCCCCGAAAAGTGGTCGGAAGAGATATTCCACGTGGCCCTCGAGGAGGCAATTGTCCGACCGAGGGCCATCGTGTTGCCCGTAGGCTCAGACACTCTCAACATCCCGAGGCTGGTTGACTCTGACAGGAGTTCCAGCATCTTCGGCGGAGTGACCTTCAAGTGGCTCGAGGAGACAGCAGATAAAGCCGCCGATGTGGGTGACCCGAAGCTGGGGCAGATAAAGCTCTCAGTCCACGAAGGCGTTGCCTCCTGCTGGGTTTCCAACCGGCTCGAGGATGACGTAAAGAATTTCGGGAAGTTCATGAAGACAGCCTTCGGGAGAGCCGTCGCCTTCTACGAGGATGTGTACTACATTTGGGGCAACGGCAACGGACAGCCACTGGGAATCCTCCCGTCGGGAGCGATGGCGGTACCGTTAAGGAACGCTATGGGCAAGGTGGACATCCCCGACATCGGGTCTATGGCTATGCACTTTCTGCCCGGCTCCTGGAAGAACGCTGTTTGGCTCATCAGCCAGAGCGTGCTCGGGGAGTGGGTAGAGATGCAGGCGGCCGCGGCCAACTCCGCTTCGGTGCTTAACCTTGCGGAGATGATATGCCTCGGCAGACCCATAATCGTGAGTGAGAAGTGTTCGCCCATGGGAACAAAGGGCGACATCATCCTCGCTGACTTCTCCCATTATGTCATCGGGGACAGGGAATTAATCATATCAGCGTCTCGGCATGTGCCGGATTACTGGCAGAAGAATACCACTTTCTGGAAGCTGTGGATCAGGGTGGATGGACGGCCGACCCTGGACCAGCCGATCACACCGTATAAAGGAGCGGATACCGTCTCGGCATTCGTGACGCTGGATACTACAAGCTAATAGGAGGTTAGCATATTATGCACAAACTTAGCGAAAACCTGAAGACAGACATAGCGATGGTGGCAGCCACTCTCAACGACGGCGCGAACACCCCAATCTGGGTGAGCATGGCGAATTACGACGCCCTGCTCGTGCTGATCCAGTCCGCTACTATAGCTCCGAGTGCCACTGTAGCCGTCAAGCTCCAGCAGGCGAAGACCGCAGGCGGAGGCACGCCGATTGACATCACAGGGAAGACCGCGGCCTTTACGGATGCCGAGGACGACACCCTGAAGACCATCGACCTGCGGGCCGAAGAGATGGATGTCAACAACGGCTACCTCTATGTGGGCGTTCTTATCACAGCTGCAGGCACCGCGGATGCACCTATGAGTGCCACTTTTGTCCGGGGAAGACCGGGATACGCCCAAGCCGTATTGCCCGCTTGATAGCGGACGAAGATAGGAAACAAGGGAGCTACAGGGGGCCTCTGTGCCTCCCTGTTGCTTCTTTTGACTGGAGGGATAGGTAGGACTATGGACTCTCAAAAAACAACAGAAAGAAAGGACAGAAAAGGGAGGCTGAAGGCTAAGATGCTAAGGAAACCCCATCGGCACAAGATGATCGAGAGTCCGGAGAAATCGAAATAAAGGAGGCAAAACGATGGATATTTTAACAATGCTGGCACTCATGCTGTTCATCTTCGGAATGGCAGGGAAGTGGTGCAACGAAGGCGAGACAAATGTTGGCAATGTCTATCTGAAAGGACAGGCCAGGCCCACAGGATTTTATGTCGGGCTTTATTTGGATATAACCGAACCAGCCGAAGATGCCGTTGTGGCAGACCTCACAGAGCCGGTAGGAAATGGTTATGCAAGAATCAAACTCGAAGATGCCGACTGGACAGAGTTGGCGACGCCAGGCGTATTCGAGAATGTGCAGAAACTCTTTGAAGCCGTTGGCGGAGCTTGGGGAGTTGTTTATGGATACTTCGTGACTACAGAGCTGACAGGAACTGCCGGTCTTATGATTAACGCTGAAAATTTCTTGGATGGTCCCTACACGGTCAATGACGGGTGGGTCACGAAGGTTACACCGAAAGTAACTATCTCATAATAAGGAGAGTTTAATTGGCTCAGATTGCAAGACCTAATTCCGATATTTCTGTAGGTAGTTGGAGTCCGTATCCAGTAGACCCCACAACTCTGTTCGATAAGATTGATGAGGAGACTCCGAATGGAGACGCTGATTATATCGTCAGTGACATCGATGAAGACGAGTGTGAATTCGGTTTAAATGGCATTATTGACCCAGGAGTCGGGACAGACCATGTTATTCGTTGTTATGCAAAATCTCCCAATGGAAGTGGAGCTAAAGAGCAGATGTATATTGCTCTAATAGAAAATGGAACGGTTAGAGGACAATCTCCTGCTGTAAATGTGGACAGGACTGCCTACGGCCTGATTGAATATGCACTGTCCGAAGCTGAGGCGAATGCCATTTCAAATTATCCAAATTTGAGACTTCGTTTTCATATCACCAAGGTAAATGGCGGAGAACCTATCCAAATCACTCAGGCTGAATTTAGATGTCCTGATGCGGCTACCGAGTTCGTCTATGCTGGAGATATTCCTTTAACTGTCCTTCCCGATGCTCCTAAAGCTTCATTGTCGAAAAGCTATGCCGGCGATGTTCTGTTGTCAGTCCTGCCAGGCTACTCTTCAATTCTGGAGAAATTGTATAGCGGAGACATCCCCATGATTGTCCTACCGAGCTATTCGTCCATGTTAGAGAAGGCATACGGAGGTGATATCGGACTTGCATTATTGCCCGACTCGATTTACGAGCTGGTCGGCGAGGGTGCTGGTGAGTTTGTTTATGCCGGCGACATCCCTCTTATCGCACTCCCATCATGTGTCTCTATTTTGGAGAGAGTTTATCAGGGGGATATTCCATTGAGCATTCTGCCGGATTTCCCTAAAGCCTTTTTAGATAAATCTTATTCTGGCAATCTGCCTTTATCTATTAAGCCAGATGTTATTAAGGCTTTGTTAGAGAAATTTTATTATGGAGATATAAGCCTCGCGGTGATGATGGACTCTCTTTATTCGCTTGAAGGACTGTTGGAATTTGTCTATGGCGGTGATATCCCTTTGTCGGTTCTGCCCGGCCATTCATCGGTCTTGGATAGGATTTACAACGGGGACATTGGTCTTTCCGTCATTCCGACCTCGGATTACGAGCTGAAGGCACTTATCGAGGTGGTGAAAACGGTCTTCCTGAAGAGCAGGCTCACCGAGCGACTGCATGAATTGAAGGCACCAATAAAACCCTCGATTGTCCTCGACTCTGAGATAAGGCCAGAAGGAGGAAAGTGATCATGGAACACGAATACGACGCCTATGTCGGAGATGTCGGAGTTGAGATTGTGCTGGATGTGGGTACCGATATATCAGAAGCCACGGTGATGATAATAAAATACAAAAAGCCGAGCGGAGGCCGGGCTTCCTGGGATGCCGAAAAAAAGGATGCAACGAAGATTTTTTATGTGTCCGGACCCGGAGAACTGGATGATGCGGGAATCTGGGATATGCAGGCATATGTGGAATCCCCCGGATGGAAGCTGCATGGGAAGGTCGATAAATTCCGGGTCGGTGGGACTTTGTTATGAAGGAGTGAAAGATGACTTTAGATACAGCGATTTCATTGACGACTGTCGACGAGGTGCTTGCTCTTCCCAGCATGATCGCCCAAGAGAGCGCTTTCTGGATTTATTACTCCGGCTCCGCATCCACAGCGACAGTACAGATTGCAATCGACCGACTCATATTGATACATGACGCTGCGGAGGACGCCAATCTCGACCTGACAGCGACGGCATACGAAACGATAAAGAAGCTCGTCGACTACATAAATGCCAGTGTACCCAACTGGGAGGCGGGAAGGATTTGCCACCCAGATGCAAGTTCTCCCGAACTGCTCAAGACTGGGCAGCTCAATTCCCTGGGGACGGCGAACGAGCAGACGCTCAAGATCAAAGGGACTTATCTCATTGAGCAACTGATCAACCGCACCTCCGATTTCCTGAACCGGCACTGCGGAAGGACGCTGAAGACGACTACCTACACACTCAGGCGCTATAGTGGCGAAGGTGCCAAGCTCATTCTCGACGACTACCCCGTCACAGAGATCATCCAGATCTGTGATGGGACGCTCAACGCGATAAAGATAAAGCATACGTCTCTGACCGCTTACAACGCCTACGCAAGGGTAACGAAAACGGGAGTCATCCTTTCGGTGGACGGCATCCCGGAGGCCGAGCTTACATTCTTAATCTACAAAACACTCTCCGATATGGCCGTGGCCATAGCTGGAAAAACCGACTGGGAGGCCTCGGTCTCCAACAGCGACTACAACGGATGGCCGTCGACCCAGCTCTTCGAGAAGCAGAATGTCTATGCTTTGAACCAGTATTCTTACCTCGAAGTGCCAGGCAAACCGCTGGGCGGATACGAGGAGGACCTCGAGAACGGGATCATCCATCTCCCGTCCGAGTTCAGCGGGGGATTCAAGGACATTTTCGTCTCCTGCAAGGCCGGCTATGTGATTATCCCCGACTCACTTGAGCAGATCTGCATAGAGCTCGTGAAATACAAATACGAGAAGGCGAAGAAGGACTCCAGTATAAAAAGCGAGAAGATAGGCTCGGTCTACTCTTACACGCTTCAGGACCTTAAAGAGGCCCTGCCTTCAGACCTGCTGGCCGAGCTGGATCTATTTACAAAAAGAGACTTATAGGAGGAACGAATGATTGACCCAAAAAAATACGAAAAGGACAGTCCAGAGTGGGTGCTGGCTAAATTCCTTGCAGCTTGGAAGAGGAGAGACTGGAAACAGATGGCTGACTACACTCAATTGTCCTGGTTGGATATCTATAAAGAGCCAGTCGAATGGCTAAAATTGGCTTTTAGCACAAGGCTGATAGATGCAAGCCTTATGCAGATCAATGCGAAAACGGGAGTTGTGGCGGAGTTTTTGATTGAACTCGATGTCGGAGAGAAGATAGTCTCGAGAATAAAGCTTATATGTGAGGAAGCACCGATGAGACCATCGCCTTATGGGAAATGGGGCGTCAATCCCACAAGCATAATCTTAAAAGTCAAGACGATTCCAGAAGAGCAGGTGACACTACCTGATGCTTCAACAGAGATTAAGGAGGAAGATATCTTCGTGGAGAAGAAGGTAGAAAAGAAGCGGAACAGAAAAACCAAGGAAATCAAAGGAATCTAAATGAGCTTTGCAACGCTTCTCGATACCAAAGTCGATATAAAAGAAAGGACTAAGGCAGGTAGTCCGGATTCTATGGGCGGCGGAGGCACGATCACATACACTACTGTTTATACCAATGTGCCGTTCCGATTCGAGACACTGGACAGGAAAACGGACGAGCAAATGATTGCCTATGACAAGAAGACGACAAACCCCGACTACTACGGCTACTGCGAATACCTAAATGGGATAAAGGGAGGACAGGTTATAGTCCATAACAGCCGGATGTTCGAGATAAAGCTTGTCCAGGATTGGAGCGAGCAAGGAAAATACCTGAAGCTCTCCCTTACGGAGATAACGAGGGATGTATAATGGCTGATCAGATTAGCGTGAGGATGGTAGGGACGGAAAAGGCGGTGATAGATGTCAAGAAGTGGACTGAAAAACAGCGACAGGCGGTGAAGAAAATCCTCTTGAAAACAGGGTTCAAGGTCGAGACATCGGCTAAGGAAGGTTGCCCTGTTAAAACTGGGCGACTTAGAGGCTCTGTCTCCACGAACTGGGCGGGAAGCGGGATGAGTGAAGGGCGAGTCGGTAGCGGTGCAAAGAGGGGCGATGGAGTGGGACAGCCCCCAGGTCCAAGTGGTTTAGCTGTTGCGGTCGGCTCGAATGTCAAATACGCAAGGCGCATAGAACACGGCTTTGTAGGCAAGGACAAGCTCGGTAGGCAGTATAACCAGTCGGGCAAACCTTATCTCTATCCGGCTTTCTTCATGCACGAAGGCGACATAGAGAAAGGACTGAAAAAGGAGTTTAAGAAGATATGAGGGCTTCGTCTTATTTAGAATTAAATTGGTTAGCCAAGTCTGACAAGGACGAGGGATTAATATGAATATCAAGGATTTCGACGCTCTGATGAAAAGCCACCATCCTGGCCAATGGCCGAAAGAGTGGCAGCTTTTCCTTGAATTCTGCGAGACTTATTTCAGGAATAGGGGCATCGAGAATCCGATCGTCGTGGAACTCGGTGTGTGCACGAATAATCAGGAACCATACTATGAGAGATTTCTTGGAGCTCGCCATATCGGAATAGATATCTCGACCGAGTTCAGTACCCCGGAAATCATCGGCAATACGCATGATCAAACTACTCTTGAAAAGCTGAAAACCGCACTCAACGGAAACTCCATTAACCTCCTTTTCATTGATGCGGCCCACGATTATAAAGATGTGAAGATGGACTATGAGATGTACGGTCCCCTGACCGAAAACATTATCGCCTTCCATGACATTATGACCGAGCAAGTCTGGGTTAGAAAATTCTGGGATGAGCTCGTGAAGAATAATAAGGAATATACAAAAATGTTTTTCTACAAGTGGTCATTTAGGAAATACCAGTACGGAATCGGGCTTCTGATAAAAGAGTGAGAAAATGATATCGATACTCTCGGTAACCTGGAACTGTCTGGATTGGATGAAACTATTGGTCAACTCCATCAAAAAATTCACGCATTTAGATTATGAGATTGTGATCGTAGACAACAATTCAGAGGACGGCTCCGTTAAATGGCTGAAGGAGCAGGAAGAGATCAAGGCGATTATGCTGAACAGGAACATTGGACATGGCATGGGTCTTGACCTGGCGCTGAAGAACGCCGGTCGCCGTTTCTGTCTGGTTTTGGATATTGATGCCCACCTGCAGAGGGAGGGCTGGGACTCCGAACTCATCGCACTTTACAAATCGGTTCCCGAAAGAAGGCTGATCGCCGCGGGCGGTGGCGAACTCAAGCCGATCCATCCCTGCTTCATGTTCTTCGAGCGGAAGTTTTTCCTTGAAAATAAATTGAGTTTCATAGCAAGGGACTTCCATGATGTGGGAAGGAAAATCTACTATGACATAACTGAGCTGGGATATGAAATATTGAGAATCTTCTCTGGTTACGAGCCAAAGGGAGAGAAATTCTACTCCGGGGCTTTCGGGGACAATTATTACCTGGATGGCAAACCCACCGTTTATCACAACTGGTACGCGGCCAGGATGTGGAAGAAGGACGAAGTCGACAAATACAAAAAGAAGGATTTCGAAAAGGATTCAAAAACGCTGTTCGATCAGCCTCTGGTGAAGGAGATACTGGGATGAGGGACACGGCAGTTCTGATCACAACTTTTCTGCGGGACGAACTCCTCTTCCGTTGCATAGAATCCATAAGACGGTATTATCCCGACATTGCCATCTTCATTGGGGACAATGGATATCCGAATTCAGAGAAAACGAAATTCTGCTCCGAACATAAATGCGAAATTCTGGAGTTGCCTTTTGACTTGGGAGTGGCTGGCACCAGAAACGAGGCCCTGGAGCTTATCCCCCAGGAATACAAATACATAGTCATTGTGGAAGACGATATTGTCTTTACGGAGCATACGAACCTCCACATGTGGCGGAAGATATTGGAGGCTGAAAAGGAGATCGATATTGTCGGGGGACTCCTGAAGCTCACCCTCATAAGAGATCAGCACTACGAGGCGAATACATGGATAGATGGCAATACGCATTATATAGAGGAAGTAACAAGCCCGGAGTGGAAAGCCGTCGGAGACATTAAATATTTCCTCTGTGATCTCATCCTTAATGTCTTCATGATGCGAAAAGAAGTATGGGATGAGGTTAAATGGGACGAACAGTTCAAGACAGCATTTGAGCACTCGGATTTCTTTCTGCGACTTAAATACGAGACAGACGAAGACGGCAATCCTGTATTCAAGGATGAGAAACCGGTATTGAAAAAAGACCCGTTCAGGGTTGCCTATACGCCGGATACTTGGATGTTCCACAAGAAAGATATGCACAACGCGGAATATCGGAAATACCGAGCGAGATCTGTGGGCTATCAGCAGTTCGGAAAAAAATGGGGGATAGAATTCTCCAACTCCTCATTCAATAAGGTGAATCCTATAAGACATGTGTGGAGGGGAGCATCCATTGATGTAAAAGATGAAAACTTAGCCTTGGCCATCCGCATCCTGGAGGGGCATGGCTGCAAATGGTGGCTCGAGGCCGGGACATGCCTGGGTGCGGTGAGGCAGAGAGCCTTTATAGCCTACGACCCTGACATAGATATCGGACTCCCCGAGGAGCATTTGAAGTTCTGGGATGTTTTCATAAAGGAATTCAAATCCGCCGGGTTCGAACTCTATAAGGAATGGGAACACGAAGGGAAAAGGATGGAGCTCAGTTTCAAGAGGAACGGGATAAAGCTCGATCTGTTTTTCTTCTTCAGGAAGGGTGTATGGTGCTGGCACGGTGCCTTCGGTCCGGACGAGAATGAAAGATGGGGTAAAAATATGGTCTTCCTGCCGCATGTCTTCTCGGTGGAACTGTTTGAGAACCTGCGGGAGATGGTTTTCATGGGCAAGCACTGTTTTGTCCCGAACCCCCCGGAGAGATATCTGGCCGAAAGGTACGGCCCGAAATGGACAATTCCCGACCGGGACTACAAATACTGGAGAGACTGCAGGGCGATAGACCGCAATTTCTTCAAAAAGAACAGGACGGTATTCATAGGTGGAATCTGGGATTTTTTCCATTATGGCCATCTCAATATTCTGGAAAAGTCCAAAACCCTGGGGCATAAACTCATAGTGGGGGTTCTCACCGACGAGGCCGCCGAAGGATACAAAGCCAGACCCTTTGTTCCTTTCGAACAGAGGCTGAGAGTCATAGAATCCCTGAAGATAGTCGACAGGATAATAAGGCAGAACGACACGGACCCGACCGACGACCTCAAAAAGCTCGGCATAAGCCCCGACTATCTCGTCCACGGCGACGACTGGGATTCCTGTCCTGGGAAGGAATACGTGAGAGAGTGTGGTGGCAAGCTGGTGATCCTCCCTTATACGAAGGGAATCAGTTCGACGATTATAAAGAAGGAGCTCGGAGTGAAGACTGCGAGGCCAAGACGCAGACTGCGAGGCGATGTCTTCGCCATCGGCATCAAGACATTCCTCAGGGAAAGGACATTTTTCAAGACGCTCGATGCCATAGAGGAGCATTTCCCCTACCGCTACAAACTTCATATAGCGGACGACGGCACGGTCACGGACGAGAAGGCACGCAGGTACCAGGAGCTGGAGAAGGACGGGCATCAGATAATCCGCCTGCCATTCGACAGTGGCATCTCGGCAGGGAGAAACGCAATAACCAAAAAAATGGGGGAAAAATACATCTTGATTATGGACGATGATATAAAGCTGACTGACTCGGAGTCCGTGAAGAGGATGCTTTCGGTTCTCGAGGATGATGAAAGCCTGGGTCTCGTCTCCGGAGTCCTTGAATATGAAAACGGTGACCCATATGGGGGAGAGGAATACTGCCGGGGCCTGAGATTCGAGTTTAGGGACGGATTCCTCCTACGCTGGCCGGCGAACAGTGTCATCCACAGCGTGAACGGAAGCTCCTACAGGACAGCCGACCAGGTCGTGAACTTCTTCCTCGCTAGGAGCGAGCTTTTCTACGATGTCCTCTGGGACGATAAGATAAAGGTTGGGTGGGAGCATATAGACTTTTTTCTGGGGTTGGTGAAGACAAAATGGAAGGCTGCGGTATGCCTGGATGCAAAGGCTATCCATATGAAAACTATAGATGAGCCGGATTATAACTTTCACAGACGTTCTTTCTCATCCCATTATTTTCTGCAAAAGCATGGAATACACAACGTGATAAACAGGTATCAATGAGGATATGAGATGACGACACGAAAGCTCGGATTCAAACAACTGCTGGATGCTTTCTATAAAAGGCTTGATGAACACGACCTGACGAAAGATTACAGGGTCTATAACAAAGGGAATGTGGAGAACGATGTCGTATGGCCTTATATAGCTTTCGGAACTCCCATCGGAGGACCCTCCGCATCGTTTACCACAAGAGACACGGAGGCGGAGGACAATGTGGTTATTGTGGATGCTTGGAGTAAGTATCCAGGAGATAAGGAAATCTCTGAGATGATGAACAATGTAGTCCAGGCCATAACTTCCTCGGCTTTATCCATAACTGACTATGACGACCCGTATATAGCAATTCTGGACTATAGCGATATTATAGACGATTCGGCGGAGTCTGGAGGACCCGTGAAACACGGAGTTGCAAGATTCAGGTTTCAAATGGCTCCGAGTTCGTAAAATAAAATGAAACTTTTTAGGAGGTAAAAAAATGCCAACATTAGGAGTAGCTGGAAAGCTATGCGTTCTAAAAATCAATAGTTCTGCGCTTGCAGAAAGCCGCACTTTCACACTCACATTAAATCAGGCGATAATTGACCTTACAAACAGGGATTCAGATTGGTGGGACGAGAATATCGCCGGACGCAGAGATTGGGCAATCGACGGCGACGGGCTCTACATTTATGCAGATGCAGCAAAAAAACTTTTAACAACTCATTATTTCACCCGTTCCGCAATAACAGTTACGCTTGTTCTCGCAGATGGCACATTTGAGGTGACGGGCAGTGCTCGTCTTACAAGCTTGACTTTCCCGGCACCGTCTGAGGATGCAGCAACGATAACATTCTCGCTCAAGGGAACCGGCGTACTTGCGCCCACACCTGAAAGCTAAGGGAGGTAGGAGTAGAGAGATATGCCTGTAAAGTCTATACCGATTACACTGAAAGACGGCAAAACTCGCCAACTTCGCTTTGAATGGGAGGCGCTTGAGAATCTTGAAAAAGAATTAGGGACTTCAATTTTCGAACTGGGACCAAGTATAATGGCCGGCAAAGTCGGCATCACCAAGATAGCTGTTGTCATCTGGGCAGGGCTTTCTTTTGACGAAAAAAACCTGCAACTTGATGATGTTAAAAAGCTGTTGGACTCCTCGCAATTCGTTTTTTATCTAGAGAAAGTTTGCGAAGGTCTTGAATCTGTTTTTGTCGAGCAGAAAGGAAAAAACATGCCGAGGTCGAATCCGAAAAAAGTTATACCTGGAAAGAATACTTAGAGAAAGCCTATAGCTTAGCGCTTTCTGCGGAAATTCGGCCTGTGGAGTTTTGGCGACAGACGCCGAGGGAGACATTCGATATAGTAGATGTCTATATTGAGAAGGAGGCAGAGAGAAAGAAAGAAGAATGGAAGCGATTCCGTTGGTTGGCAACGCGTATTCTTAATATATCGGGAAAAGTCCTCAAGGCGGATATTAAAGAGGATGATTTATTCAAATTCGCAGATGAGATAGAAATAGTGGATCCAGAAAAGAGGAAGAAAGAGGCGATGGAGACGCTTAGACGACTTAAGCTCAAGATATTCGACGAAGAGGACTATAAAAAATTGATGAAAACAATGAAGGAAAATTAATATGGCTAAACTTGCTGAACACTGGGTAGAGATTGGCGCTCGTCTGGATAAATTCAATGCGGGCATGGCTCAAGTCGAAGGGCGGATGGCTAGAGTCGGGAAGACGATGACCGCTGCCGGCAAAAAAATGACACGCTACATCACACTTCCTTTAGTCGCTTTGGGGGTTCTTGCGGTCAAAGCAGGGGCGGATTTTGAATACGCTATGACGAACGCTTGGGCTGTCACAGGAGAAGGAGAAACGGCTCTTGCCTCCATGACTGCTAAAGCCCGGGAGATGGGGGCTACTACTGTATTTTCAGCAAAGCAGGCTGGCGATGCTATGTATTATATGGCTAGTGCTGGTTGGGATTCGAAAAAGATGGCAGAGGCCATTAAACCTACCCTCCATTTAGCTGCAGCGACCCAGAGCGATCTGGCCTTTGCGACGGAAGCCGTCATTGCCTCTATGAACCAGTTTCAAATAACCACCAAGGACACAGGTAGGGTGACGAACGTATTTGCTGCAGCAATCATGGGTTCTCAGGCGACGCTCGAAAAACTGAAATTATCGATGACTTATGTCGGACCGATCGCTCATTCTTTAGGTTACGAGATTGAGGAGACGACCGCCGCTCTGATGGGGCTTTACAACGCAGGATTTGAAGCATCCACGGCAGGAACGGCTTTGAGGATGGCACTGGCGAAACTGACATTGGGAACAGGAGCGACGAGGGAAGGATTGGCGGATCTTGGTTTAAAAATTGGAGATGTTAATCCGGAAATATACAGCATGGCAGAAATCATAAGGAAGCTCGAGGAACGAGGTGCTACTGCTACTCATATCCTCAAAATATTCGCAGTGAGGGCAGGTCCGGCAATGGCTTCGCTGATTGCTCAAGGTGCAGATGCACTTGACAAGTTTGAGAAAGAAATAACAGACACAAACAGAGCCGCAGAAATGGCAGATAAACAGTTAGATACATTCATGGGTTCGTTCAAATTGCTGACATCGATCATAAACGAGGCATCGATTCAAATATTCGCAGTACTCGGCCCTATAATAAGAGACCTGATAGATAAAAAGATTAGACCGGCGATAGTAGCTTTTACGGAGCTTACTGAGGGGAAGAAGAAATTGATACTCAAAATAGCGGGACTGGTAGCCGCTCTCGGCCCGATTTTATTGATATTCGGCGCACTAACCACCACGATTATACCAGCAGTAATAACAGGAATTATGGGCTTGGCAACAGCTATGGTTTTTCTTGCGACAAATCCTGCGGGAATGGTTTTAGTGGCTATTGGAGCCATCGTCGCAATACTTCTTAAACTGCGATGGGAACAATACAAAACAGCAAAAGAAATGGAAAAATTTGATGATGCGGGTAAGGCATCGGCAAGGCATGTAAAGAGGGCAATAGAGTTGGCTGGCCTGACAGAAAAAGAATACATAAAATTGAGGAAGGCCTACGGAGGAAATACCCAAGAGTTGATGAAGGCGATTAAGGCAGGCGAGCATGGAAAAGACTTGCAGTTCGCTCTTATTACGCTTTTGAAGGAAGAAAGGAAAAAGAGGAAAGAACTGAGAGATGAACAGGCGGCAGCAAGGAAAATCGAAGAGGATGCAAGAAAAAGAATCCGTGACATGAATGAAGATATGAAGAATCAGCTTGAACTGCTTGAGAAAGCGAAGACGAAAGCTAAAGAATGGGCTGAAGTCGAGATAGAACTCGGAATCACAAGCATAGAAGCAAAAAAAAAGAGAATAGAAGAGCTTAACGAAAGGCTCAAAACCCTCGAAAAGAAACAGAAGGATAACATATATACAGCATCCGATTATGCAAAGGCAGTCAAGGCAACTAAAGACGAGATAGATGAGCTTAATAAATCGCTTGAGGATGCGAAGAAAAAAACCGAGGCATGGGCTAAGCTTCAGGCGGCTCTTGGAATATTCACAATAGAGGAAAAAAAGAAAAAGATAAAGGAACTTGAAGAAAGTTTGAAATTGCTTAACGAAAAATATGAAACAGGGAAAATCACGCTATTCGATTATACCGAGGGAAGCAATAAACTGAGAGAAGAATTAGACAGGGTTAAAGAGTCCCTGTCAGATGTGAAAGGAGAAAACGAGGCCTGGATTAAGCTTCAAGAGGAACTGGGAATAATCACCATAAAAGAATCGGCAAAAAGAGCGGAGGAACTTGAGGAGAAATTGAAGTTGCTCAAGGAGCAATATGATGCAGGCACAATCAGCCTAGATGCCTATGTCGAAGCATTGAAGAAGTTGAGGGGCGAGATGGGAGAGGTTGCAGCCACTTTCAAGGAGAAATTTCTTGAGATAGCCGATGCCACGGCAAATCTTATCTCCCAGATAGGCAATTTGGGTCAGGTCAAACTCGCTAACCAAATAATAGCATTGGATGAAGCGACAAACGCAGAAAGGGAAGGACTTGATGAACGGTATGAAGCCGAAAAGGAAGCCATAGAAAATAGTTTAATGAGCGAGGAGGAGAAAGAAGAAGCGCTTGAGGAATTGGAGAAAGAAAAGTACGATGCATTTGCAAAGCTCGATGAAGATTACGAAAAGAAGAAGAACGAAATCGCGAAGAAAGCATTTGAGTCTCATAAAAAAATCTCCCTCGTAATAGCCGCCATAGACATTGCATCGGCGATAATCGAAGCTTTGCCGAATTTCATATTAGCAGGATTGGCGGCCGCCGCTGGTGCAGTCCAGCTTGCGGTGATTTCGGCGGCGAAGTTCCCTTCGCTACAAGAAGGTGGCTTAATTCCCAGACCCATGCCAGTAATGGCCGGTCACGGGCCAAGAGGTGAGATTATTGCCTCTCCCGCCAAGCTAGCTGAGATAATAAGCAAGGAGATGCCTCGAGTCGCTTCTCCTGAGCCTGCATTCGCACCTGCCGTAATTCAGCCAATAGTCAATATATATGCCCAAACTCTCGATAGAGATACGATAAGGGAGGCTGGTGAGCTTCTTAAAAGAGAGATTGACTATCAGTATGGGAGGATAAAGTAAATGGCGAACAAAAATTTGGGCTTAGTTGGCGATGCTGGCGATGTGCTTCCTGGCACAATTACGATACCGATACCTATTGAGCTAGTAAAGCAGGCAGAGAAGGCAAAGATGAGCGATGGCAGTTTCAGGTGGGCGTTTTTTCAGGAATACAGAAGATGGACTTTGAATTGGACGAAGCTGACGGCAGCCGAGCTGGTTGACCTCACAGACTTGGTGGCTCTCAATCAGATACTCAAATGGCAGAATAACGATGAGTCGGCAACGCTTTATGATGTCGTTATAACCGCTTTCTCTTATGATTCCGTGGATCCTATATCTGCAACGAAATTATATAAAGCGACCATGACTTTGGACGAGGCTATCTGATGCAGGCTTTGGGTGATGTAACAATCGACCAGCTTCTCGCCCCGGGACAGCAACCGCTGATGAAGCTGGAGATCGAGGTAGGCGCAGACAACTGGGTCAACCTCTGTGACCTCGATAGCAAGAATTATGTCGAGAGCATCTCCGGTTCTCTGGGTGGTGCAGGAATGACCCCAAATCCAGTAGGCGGTGTATTGAGCGCCATGCTGTCGAATGAAGACAGCATCTTCCATCCCAAACACCCGGACTCAGGTTATGAAGATTATCTCAAGACGGGAAGGAAAGCCCGGATATGGCTCGGCGGAACTTATGGGGGTGTCGACAAATACTGGCAACGGATGATCGGCTATATTGACGAACCTCGTTTCGAGGCGCTTGCTCAAAAGGTAAACCTCACCGGTGGGGATTTTATGAAGCTCCTTGAGGACACGGAACTCAGGAGTCCTGATAATTATTGGGGCGCATCGCAGGCATTCAACTCCTGGCCTTCCGATGGGTTGTTAGAAGACGAGATTTATGCAGAAATCGATGCGATGGACATAAATAATGAAGATGATAATGTCGACAATTGGGTTGCCACAGATTGCACTTTTGCTCACTTTAATGATGTGGATGATGATGACCAACCATCGGGTTGGGTTGGCAGACTGACTGCGGTAGGAGAAGGATGGGGGAGTGCCAAGAATCTAAATGTTGGTGCTGCCACAGCCGGCAAAGAGTATAAAGTTAAGTTCAAACATCGCGGGGTAGGTGAAGTAGGCGATTCGGTGATGCGCATCCAAATTCGCCAGGCCTCAGGCGTTTGCAAAGATAAGGCATATTATCCAACCAATGAATGGACAGATGACGTAATCTATTTTACCGCTAAGGATACTGGGGCGATCCAGATGTGGATTATTAGCTGCGTTGGAATTGCTGACCTTCGAGTAGACCAATTCTCCATTTGGGAATTCATACCTTATTGGAAAAGATATTATGAGCTATTGGGTCTTGATCCAGTTTCAACAGGCCCTTATTATATTACATACGATGGGGTGCCAGTTTGGCAAGGGGAGGAAGATGAGGGTTGGTATTACGATCCGGAGGAAAATACGGGCGAATATCCTCATCCTGCCGAGATTGTCTATTTTGATATAAACAAAACGATCGTCATCGGGAAACAGGTTGTAATCTATTATTTTACGGCCACGGCGCCAGAGAATGCGGTCGCAGACATCCTCGTAAAATGCGGGCTCTATGCGAACAGGGATGCTGCTCTTGATGCCATGGAATATACACCCACAAACATAACAATCGATAAAATTTGGTTCGAACCCGGGTCAACATGCCTGAACGCCATAAAGAAGCTCTGCGAGCGTGGGGGTGCTAATGGCGTCGCGTATAGGTTTCATTTCAAATGGGACGGGACTCCCGTATTCAAGCCAAAACCGGCACCGGCCGAGACAGCCTTCACTTTCACCGATCAGAAGCATATAGCATCGTTCTCCAATTATCAGGACCGAAACGAGGTCAAAAACAGGATAGTCATCGAAGGCATGAAACAGGCTGAACCCGTGAACAAGGAAGAGACGATGCCACCTGAATTGAAAGGAGAGGCTGCCGATGATGCGGAAGGAGCCTCGATAGACACTTATGGCGAGAGGACATTGACCATAAGGAACCATCTCTTCCAAGACCAGGATTCCATAAACGCCATGTGCGACAAATTGCTTGCGGAATACAAAGACCCTAAATGGTATTCAGATATTGAGATTCCGTTTTGTGCAGTTCCTCTTGAACTCGGGGACAAAATCTCATGGAAGGAAAGACTCTCCCCAGTTTTGGAGATACCACAAACAGGCATAATTAGAGATATTAAAATAGAAGGTTTCAGCACAACTTATAAGTGCGAGACATAACATGGACATAAAAAAGAAGTGGCTTAGCATAGAGGAATTCGAGAAGAGAGCGGGGCTGGTCGGGGCTCCAGGCGCACACACCCATCCCCGCTCTGAGATAACCGACTTCTGGGGCGAAGCTTTCTGGGCGAATATTCCCGACAAGCCAGCTACTTATCCGCCATCCGCACATACACATGATGACCGCTACTATACAGAGACGGAGTTAAATGCCTTTTTTGAGGGCGAGGATGCAGGCAAAAAACAAGTTCATTGGGACAGGGTAACGAGCAAGCCTGAAACTTTCACCCCTTCCGCCCATGAGCTAACCGGCGTACAGCATACCGCCTCGGGCCTTGTCGCGGGTCATGTGATTAAGGCGACGGGAGAGGCGTCTTTCGAGTGGGGGCCGCTCAGCCACAGCGAGCTAGCAGGGATTTTACCTGACCAGCACCATGCCAGGGGCCACAACATCCTGTCTGCCGACCATCCGGACTCGCTTGCCGGTAGCGTGGTCAGAGGGGATATAATCATCGGGAACGCCACTCCCAAATGGTCAAAGCTGGGCAAGGGAGCGGAAGACACATTTCTGGGGTCGGATGGGACTGACCTTGTTTGGAGGGATGTTGATTGGTCAATGCTTCAGAACATACCCGGAACATTCACTCCTTCTGCTCATACTCTTGTCGGGGCAAAGCACACAGCATCAGGATTGACGGCGGGTCATTATCTCAGAGCCACAGCACCCACCACTTTTGCTTTCCAAGCCATTCAGGCCTCAGACCTGCCAGCCCATCCCTTGGCCGATGCTTATCACACAGCCTCAGGTCTTATCGCAGGTTATGTGATACGGGCAACAGGGGAAGCGTCTTTTGCCTGGTCTGCCCTTTACCACAGCGATTTGGGCAGCGTGTCTTCAGATCAGCACCATCCCCAGTCGCATACTTTAGCTTCCCACAGCACGAAGCCCCATAGTGCGTTGACAGGAATTGGGGTGGACGACCATCACGACCAAATTCACGCCTCTGCACATCATTCAGGAGGAGCCGATCAGGTCGGTCATGATCTCCTACTTGGCTTTGTGGCGGCGGAGCATAAGTCCCTGCCCAACACCATAGCAGAGGTTCTGAGCAATCATAACGTAGCAGTCCATAATGCTCTAAATATCACTCAACTTGGAACTGTGGGAATAGGCGTATGGGAAGGGACTGCGATTGGTTGGGCTTATATTTCAAAAACAGGCTCAAACCTTACGGACTTAGTAACGAGACAGCACGCAGGTTTGACTAACGTAACCGCAGACCAGCACCATCCCCAGTCCCATGTGCTGGGCGGTGCTTATCACACAGCTTCGGGGCTTGTTGCAGGTCATGTGATTAAAGCGACAGGGGAGACGTCCTTCGAGTGGGGACCACTCGGCCATAGCCAGCTGGCAAGCGTAACCGCAAATCAACACCATGATAGAGACCATGATTTCCTGTCTGCTGTCCATCCGGACACGGTTGTTGGCAGCGTGGCAAGGGGCGATATCATTGTAGGGAACGCCACTCCCAAATGGTCAAAGCTGGGCAAAGGTTCCGTAGATCAGTTTTTGGGGTCAGACGGGACTGATCTTGTCTGGATGCATGTTGGATGGACAATGGTTCAAAGCAAACCTGGGACATTCCCGCCCTCCGCTCATACACTTGCCTCCCATTCGTCAAAGTCTCACAGCGAACTGTCTGACTCGCCAGTCAACGCTCATCACGACCAGCTCCATTCCGCAACCCACGGTCAGGCGGGCGACGATCTTCTCAAGCTTGATGACCTTGGAACGCCAGACGACAACATTGACCTCAATGCCTCGACCACAAGGCATGGCCTTTTGAAGAAGCTGACTGGCAGCACAACGAATTTCTTGAGGGCAGACGGCGCTTGGTCTGCTCCTACCAGTTCTGCCCATAATCTTCTCTCAGCTGTTCACACAGACACGGGCGCTCACAATGTGGTGCGGGGCGACCTTATCATCGGCGGGAGCGGGCCTATGTGGCAGTACCTGACCAAGGGTACTGCGGGGCAATATCTCAAAGCGGGCACATACGAGCCTGTTTGGTCCACTCTTTATGCGACGGATTTGCCCGCCCATGCCTCAAGGCATCATTCAGGAGGAGCCGACCAGGTAAACCACGATAGCCTGACTGGATTCGTGCCAGCAGAGCATAAATCACTCCCAAACACCATAGCGCAGGTTCTTTCCAACCATACCAAAGCGATCCATGATTCCTTAGCCATAAATGCCGGTTCAGTGGATGGTTTTTCCGCAAGTCAAACGAGAAATTCGATAAATACTTGTGCCGTTAGGGATGCCAGTGGCTATTTACAGTTAGGATGGATTAACACAACGAGCGGTACTGCAGGCACAACTGCCCCCACTCGTATTTACGGCTCAAATGATGATTATATCAGATATTACACCCCGGCTAATTTTGCCACTGTGATGAAGCCTTATTTTGACGACCACTTTGCCCTCATAGCTCATAGCCATGACCATGGAGCACTTTCAGGACTTGGCGGTGACGACCATGGACAATATTATAACACTGCCCGCCATACGAAAGCGGTTCATACTTCCCTTGGATTGATGCCGTATTCAGGAGGAGCTTTCACAGGGGCGGTAGAGGCGGTAGACCACACAACAGCGGGTTTAGACAAAGTAGTGAATGTCGCTTTTGGAACAGGAAATCCGCCAACCCCAAACACAACGACAAGGGGAACGCTCTTCGTGAAATACACACCTTAAAATGATAGGACAAATTTAAAATGGCATGTTCAGGAGTCCCTACGAACTGTAACTATCATTATGAGGATGGTGATTGTGAAATGTGTGGTTGTTCTTGGAAGCCTTCTTATTGTTCCGGTCTCCCTACCCTTTGTGTTAATCATGTATACCAATATGCTTGTGAGGCGTGTGGCTGTATTTGGACAGTGCCAGGGATAAATGTGAAGATTAACATCGGGGATGTTTGGAAAGATGCTTTAGAAATGAAGATAAACATAGGCGATGTTTGGAAACCAGTTACAGAAATTTGGCTCAATATCGGTGATATCTGGAAACGGGTTTTTTAAATAAAAACGGAGGTATCATGAAAAAAGAAGAAGAAATTCTAGCGAAACTCGGCGGTCATAATGCAAAAATAACCTTGGGGAATCCCGCAGATAGGCGTGCAGAGCAAAAAAGGATCGACAAACTGAACTCGATGCGTATCGCCCTGACGTATATCGAGGGCCAGGGCATGATAAAAGTAACCCCGAAAAAGGCAATAGAAATTGCAGATGAGTTTCTGAAATGGCTTGAGAAATAGACTATGGCGAAGACAACAGGTCTCGGCGATGTCGTGCATAGGGTTACGAAAAAACTGAGAATAAAGGAATGCGGAGGCTGCAAGAGACGGCGTGAGGTTCTTAATAAATTCCGTGTCCCGAAATTCAAATTATAAGGAGAAATAAATGGAATTAAATGAATTTGAGACTTTAAGGCTGGTCGAGGAGCGGATCATACTCAAGGTCCACTCTTTCAGCACCTGGAAGGAATTCATGGTCTGGGTCGACGGAATGGGTGCTAAATTCAAGGCGTTTGTGTTTCAGTGTGTTGACGATGTCGTTTCCGACGGGGATGCGAAAAAAACAGCACTACTTGAAATTAAAAAGCAAAATAAGTGATAATCTAAATTAAGGAGATAAACATGAAAATTGATTTTAACCACCAATTCATGACTCTGGGCGGAGAGGTCATACCTGAAAGGCCTGATGAAGAAATTGTAGACAAGGATGGCAAGAAAACCATAAAAAAGTATCCGCCATTCACATTGAGGAAAATCTGCGAGAATGTCCTTTTGGCACCTGATATAGATAAAAATGGCGAAGTGAAAGAAATGAGCGGAGAGGAAAAAGGTAAAAGATATGACCTTGCGAAGAGAATCTATACGGGTCCAGGTTTGGTTGATTTACAGTCAGAGGAGATTGCGCTTTTGAAGAAATTGATAGGCAAGATATATCCAACCCTCACATCCGGGCAGGCATGGGAAATTTTAGATCCGCATGGAGCGGTTGAGAAGAAACAAGAACCGCCAGAAGAATCCGCTCCCCAAGTCCCATCGAAAGAGAAAAGCGGAAAAGATAATTGAAGGCTTATTCTGATTTTTCCTTTTCTTCTATATCATAAACTTTTTTTGTCAGGTGGGAATAAAGCAGGAAGGAGCCATTAAATCCATGTTTCTTAAGCCTCCTATATTGCTTATGATCTTCAGGAGAAAATCTGAAATCCTTGAAATGGTTGTGGATAATTATCGCGATATCTTTAATGCGATAGTTCTTATTAAATTTCTTTAGTGTGGTTTCCAGGGCTTCTATGCTCATGTAAATCTTATCTCCGTAGTGGCTGGTATGGTTGAGAACTAGGCCGTCTTTCATCATCATATAGACTCGCTCGACTGGCTCACTAAAAAGGTCTTGCCAAGAGTTGATGCGTCTCTTTTTCTCCGCAGAGAGAGCAAAACTCATCATCAACGAGCAAATTAACCCCAGAGTCAAAACTTTTATTCTCAATCATGTCTCGCCTCTTAGCTTCTATGATTTTTCCCCGGACAGATAATATAGGCTTTTTGTGCGGAAATGTCCAGCGAGCTGGATTAAGTGGTTTTATCTTTCAGGAGGACTTCGAGGTGTTTAGGGTAGCGCAACTCTCTGTAGATAAAAGGCAAATCTATCAGCTAATTCTGTATAATGTAAATGTTCTAATTTATATAAAATACCATCATCTTTTTTTAGATCATCCATTATCAATTTAGCAGGAAGAGTAAAGTACTGTCTAAAATCAATAAAAAAGTTAGGAATTTTATCAATATTGCTATAAATATAATGGTATCTCATGTGTTCAAGTTTTTGATATTTTTTTTTCTCGTTTGCTTTTAAAAATGGCATTACATATTGATATTGAGGTTCGAGATGAATCCCTTTTGTAAACTTTTCCTCGTCAAAAGCAGGACAAAACATTATTTGTGTAATCAGTTGTCTACTTGGGGCTTCCTTTTCATTTTCCCACTTTTCCATGCCTTTACAATAGCTATCTATATCACAGGCTTGAGAAATAATAATGCTATAAGCGTATGAACCATATGGTTTTTTTTCAGTGGGAGAGATTAAGACCTCGAGGTCCTTAATTAATAATCCTGAGGCGGGTTTTTTATTTTCCGCTTTTTGCCACATGTTTTGCTTTTCTATATTTTTCAGCAACCTCGCTAAATGTGTGTCTTCTTTTTTTTGGTTTTGTGTATCTATCTTCAATTATTGGTTGATCTTCGTGTGTATACTCATCTTTTGAAAAATTATTATCTTCTGTATAGTCGATTGAGTGTTCTGGGTCTGAATATTTTTTACTCATTTTTCCTCCAATATTACTTTTAATTTTGAGGTAATTAAAAATTCAAAATATTTAAAGACGATTTTATCCATTTCCCTCGGTTTGTTTAAAATATCTTCACTCTCAAGTGTAACATTATCAATATAACAATCAATACTCAAGATACAATCTGTGTCAGTTAGCTTACTTGGATAATTTTTATTCCAAATACCGGAATGAATGTTCACGAAAAATTCCCCATCTCCGAACACAAATTCATTCATATTCCGCCTAAGACTAAATTTTGAATTCCCTATTTTTATTTTAGCGTAATTAGGTACAATGTCTGGTTTTATAAACTTTTTCCAGTCGGAAAGCTCTTTTACCTCATCAAGACTAATGGTATTTATATATCTTAGTCCAATTCGTTTAAATTCATTTACTTTAATAAGGTCTTGCATTACAGAAAAACCGGTCTTAAACTTTTCATAAAAAGAAGAAAATCTTTCGTATTTATTAACTAACAATAGGAATTTCTCATGGTCTAACGTGAATATAGCCGAGCCTTTGTCAAATTTATAAGTGCCTGATTTCCCTATATTCATAACGCTAAAAGACTGGTCTTCTTTATCGACTTTAAGCTCAAGCCTTTTTACTGTTCCTTCTTTAAATTCTAAATCTTTGAAAGGTAATTTTTCTTTAAACTTTTTCAGGATATCAGAAGTTAAATTTATATTATTGTTAAAATCAATCCTGAGCAACGCTGTTGTAATGAAATTTTTTTTATACACTTTTTTTGCCATAAAAGATTAATACTCCTTCATCATAAATTTAATAATCCCTTTTTTCCAAGCCCAGTTTGTTTCGGACCCAACATCGCCATTAAAGTTCTAGCGGGAAGGGACGCTGAGGTATTAGGAATAATAGCAACTCTTGTTCTTTTGCCCATCCGTTTTATCAAGGCTAATCCGTGAGTACGATGTCCATGTTCGATCCAACCGTTTGATTTTAATAGTGAAATTAATTCAATCCCAGATAAGGAGTGACAATAATATATGCATCCGGCTTCATCTTCTCTTACTCCTCCTGGCGGTTCTATTTATATATAATTGTAAACCATAGTTATCAAATAGTGCAATGTTTTTCTGCATTAATATATACGTAGCTATCTATAAAATAGTTGCGACGGGCTCATGACGCAATCGCCTTTCAGGGTGAATCCTTGGGTGATTTTTTCTCACCCCTCAGTGTAGTTGCAGATATAGACTAAATTTAATCTTTCCACAACGGTTTGTATCCATTCTTGATAGATAATCTTATTCCAGCAATATCGGGTAGTGAATATTGTGAAGTTTTTATGCGCAAGAGAAAACAAATTTCCTATGTTTCAATCTACCACTCGGTGTAGGCAAAAATAATAGCCTCTGTAATCAATTCTTTTGTTTTTGCGTGACTAGGTATATTGCCATGACTTATGCCACTTTCTGATATTTTGATGTTTTTGTATACTCTGCTGTCCGGAAAACTTGCTCCAGTTGGAATTCCTACTTCCTGCCAGATATTATAAACCCTTAAAACATTTGTATCAGACGACCAGTTGCTGGGCCACCATAAATCTTGATCGTTCTGATAAGCTCCAACTTTTCCATCGTTATCAACAGCCCCATGCGGATCAACCATAACCAGGGCAGCACGATTAAAATCATCAATATCACCATAGTGCCGTTTGAATGTATTCCATGCCAGTACGCCACCGGCGCTCTTTCCCACGACAAGTAAAGACAGTTTAGATTTATCACCGCCATTTTTTGAGACGAGGGTATTTATTTTATTCCTGATGCGTTTTGCGTCTCCGTCACCCGCAAGTAAGTCCCCCTTGTCTTTTAACCAGTTTTTATCTAATTTTAAGTGGTACCCAAAATTTTCTGTACATTCATCAACTACATTATGTATGTCGGTAGATGATGATCCTCCAATAGAAATGACTAAAACAGCCTCTACCAGATCTGGTGTCGGCGGCCCATTCGGCCCATTCTGAAAACAGCAGCATGAAATAAAACCTATTAAACTGAAGACAAGTATAACCGATTTTAATCTCATTTTTTTCTCCTTTATATGATTAATGTATTACAAAGTTTAACAATAAAGCTAACTAATCATGGTGATTTGAATCAGTGATTTTTTCATTGTTTTAACCTCCTCTTTAATTACGATATAAACAATTAATCAACGATTGTCTAATTTTCTAATGAAATGTCGTTTTATGTCGCTTTATGTCGCTTTATGTCGTGCTATGAATGAGTGATTTCTAAGAAAGATTAATCCCTTTATGAGAACTTCCTTTAATCCAACCGTCTCTCCTAATGAGGCGACAATCCGCTCAGCGTCTTTTTTAATAATAGGGGCCAGACACAAGGACACTGGCCCACTCGCCTCAAAATAAGAATAAATTAGGAAAATCCCCTCGTGCTGTGTCCCTTTTTGTGTCCTTTTATTTCAAACACTTCTCTATCTTTCTTACTTCACTCAACTCTATATTATCAAAATCCACCCCTGCTGGTAATTGATGAGAAATTGCAATTTTTAAATCTTTTGAAAAATTATCTAATATCTGAATAGCTTGAGGCAGGAATTTTATATAATCCTCTTTTTTTGCCTCTGGAAGATGCTTCATTAATTCTTTGGTCATTTTTTCAGGCAAATATGCTCTCTTTCCCCTTTGAGCGGGATATTTCATTCGTGTGGTTATATCTATAATGCCTAATGCATTAGTCAATAAAGAGTCTGCAAAAAAATAAGCCCTTTTCTTTTTTCCTTCTATACGAATAGTTATACCATAAAACATTAAATTTTCTATGGGATCTGTAATTGCTTTAATTTTTTGCATAACAGTAGCACATTGTATGGCTGTTAAACTGAAATCTTTTTTTATTTGCTCAGTTAAAATTAGGCCTTCAAAATTTTTAAGCCATTTTTCTCCCCCGTTTACATCTTTAATCCAATACTTTTTTAGGGCTTTGTATGCGATATCTTTATAATTCATTTATTTTTTTCTCCTAAATCGCTTTTATCTTGTGCTCCTTTTATCATCTTCAAATATTCCTCTCCTTTATCACTTAATTCTTTGAAGAACCAATGAATGGATTGATGAAGTAGCGCCAAAGAAAAACACATTTGTTTAGTTTCATTAATCCTTACTGATGCTAAGGATTCAATAAATCCCGGTTTTCTCAGGTCAACTGCTAAAAATCTGGAATTTTCTTCTATGTCTTTTATTGCATCTTCAATATCAATTCTATAATCTTCTATTTTTTTTCCTTTTTCTTTAAGGACTTTTTCGACAATAGCCTTGGAAATTGCTTGTTTCGGGGTAGCCTTGTCTTCTTTAATATCTTCAATAATCTCTTTTTGTTGTTCTTCATCTAATCGTGCTTCCATAATTTCTTCTGCAATATCAGGGGTTATTTTTTCTTCTTCTAATAAAGCTTTTTTAATCGGTTCTGGAGCTTTTTTGATTACCGAAACTATTTTCCTTACTTTTCTACCACCAAGTTCTTCTTTTGATGCTTTTTCGATAATTTTTATTCGTTCTTTTTTTGGCAAGCCCCTTGTCTCTGCTATAACAAACTGAGAAACTTTTTTTAAGGGGCCTTTCAATTCTTCTCTCATTCCAGCAGAATCAATAATATCTGCTATTGAAGTATGACTTAAACCTACTAATTTCGATAATTTTAACATGCTCTTTATTTCCTCTTTTTCCATTATAATTTTCAAGGCTTTTGCTTTTTCTACATCAGATAAATCTTCTCTATGAACATTCTCAATAAGAGACTCTATCATTAACCTTCCATCATCAACATCTTTAACTATCGCTGGCATAATTTTTATTCCTGCCACTTGACAGGCTTTCCATCTTCTTTCCCCAGCAACAATTTCATAGCTCCCATCTTTTGGTCTTACAATTATTGGATTTACCAAACCAACTTCTTTAATCGAATCAGCAAGTTCCTTTATTTTTTCTCTATCAAAATATTCTCTTGGCTGTAAAGGATTTGGTTTTATTTTGTCGAGTTGAATTTCTTTTATTTCCATTTATTTCTCCTTTTTTATTTTTTTTAATTCATCTCTTATTTTCCTCATCTTTTCTATTCTGCTTTCCACGTCTTTTAATCTTTTTAATTTAAATTCATAATTTGGATATCCACTTGGACCAATCGGGTATTCTTGGAATGCTTTTTTTGTATACTCCAATGACTCTAATATAAAATAAACATCATCAAGGTTTAAGCCATATTGCTCTAAATCCTTGATATTAGCTTTCATTTTCCCTCCTTCCAAGATTATATTACCACGCTTTAGGAATAATTGCCAAAAAATTTAAACTATTCTAACGTCTCAACTGTAGAAATGTTGTACAAATTGAAAAATGAAAGAATCAAATCTCGACTCAAACTCGACATGAAATGTCCTTTTATGTCCATTCCTGTCGCTTCTTTATAGGGGTAAATAAGATTGTCAGATAAGAATTTACTGAACTACGACCCCACCAATTTATACCTATATCTTTGTTATTTCCAACGACTTGACTTTTCCGCTTTTCCTACCTTGACTTAAACAACACTTATCGGCTATCTCAATTTCCATGATTTTTTCTATTTATCTGGATTAGT